AGGTAGATTTTAAGAAACTAGGGCAAATATACCGCCCAGATCAGGCAATACCAGAGGCTACAGTTAGAAGATTGTTAAAACAAGAGGAAATACAAACTATGGTAGAAAAGAAACTAGGTGAATTACTTACTAAAAAGGGTGTTACTAAGGAAATGGTAGTTGATCTGCATTTAAAAGCCCTGGAAATGGCTGAATCTAAAGCAGATGTAAGTAATTTCTTAAGAGCGACTGAGAACTTTATGAAGATGCTCGATATGGAGCCTAATAAGAAGATTACTACAGATACGTTAGAAATTGACTACACTAAGAAGATAGAGGATGCTATTGCTCAAGAAGATAAGCGAGTTAAGCTGTCTAGAGCTACTGAGGAAGTAGATGTCGAACCTGCATAGTAAATTAAAAGAAAATATGATATTATTCGGTAAAGTTATTATGAGTAATATGTTTTCGGCACCTTCTCCTGAGTTTCATTATGAAGTATCTAAGCATTTAATGGATAAAGATAAGAAACAGATAAATATCATAGCACCGAGAGGGCATGCTAAGTCCTCTATTGTTGGTGGTGTATTTCCGTTATATCATCTAATGTATGATAAAGGCCCTAAATTAATAGTGCTAGTATCTAGAACGCAAGACCATGCTATTAAATTACTTGGTACAATTAAAGATTGTATGGACTATTCTAGTGAATTTAGAAGCCTTTACGGATATTGGGGGATTAACTCTGCTCGTTCTTGGCAGAAAGCTGAGGTGGAGTTAAAGGATGGATCAATGATTATATGCAAAGGTACAGGTCAGCAGTTGCGTGGTATTAAGCATGGCAACCAGAGACCTACTTTAATTATAGTAGATGACCCTGAAGATGAGAATAATACTAAAACTGCAGAGTCAATGGAGGCTAATTTAAGATGGTTGCTGCAATCTGCGGTACCATCATTAGACCCTAAGAAAGGAAGAATAGCTATTATCGGCACACCTATCCATCAAAGATGTATGGTGGAAACCTTAAAAGAAATGAAAGGTTGGGAGAATATGCTATTTAAACCCGATTTAGACAAAAAAGTTGCATTATGGGAAGAGTGGCAGCCAATTGATAAGTTAATTCAAAAGAAAAAGGAATTAGAGTCTATTAATCGTGTTAGTGTATTCTATAGAGAGTATCTATGCGAAATAGTGGGAGATGAAGACCAGTTGTTTAGAGAAGAGTATTTAAAGTATTGGGATGGAGAATTAGAAACTATTGATGATGAGCATTATATAAGATTTAAAGATAATTCTGGAAAGCCAAGTATACCTGTTAAAGTATTTATGGGAGTTGATCCTGCATCTTCGACAAGACAAACAGCCGACTTTTCGACGATTGTAACCGTTGCTGTTGATAAAGATAATAATAGATACGTGTTACCATACTACAGAAAAAGGGCGACTCCCATGTCTTTAGCTGAATCTATCCTGGAGTATTTCAAATTATATAAGCCTGATAAAGTTAGAATTGAGTCAGTTGGTTATCAGGAAATGCTGCGTGAGTATATAAAAGTAAGATGTGATGAAGAAAATATGTTTATTCCTGGATTAGAAATAAAAGAAAACCCTAGAACATCTAAGTCTATGAGGCTTGAAACTATGGAGCCATACTTTGCACAAGGCAAGGTTCATATTAAAAAAGATATGCAAGAGTTAAAGGATGAATTGCTATTATATCCTAGAGGTAAACATGATGATTTGCTTGATGGATTGTATTATGCTACTAAAAAAGTATATTCGCCTACTCACGAAAAATTAGAGCCTGAGATCAAAAAACAACAACAAAACGAAGAAAAATCACCAGAAAGTTGGCTTATAGCCTAAAATAACACTATATATAGTTTTTTTTGTTTGGACTATACTATATTTTGTTATTATTTTATATAGTTTATATAAATGAGGATACATGCCACAAGAAAAACATCCTGAAGTAAAGATATCACAGGACCTACTAGATGAATATGCCTCTGCTCGTTCAGAGTGGGCAAAACAAGCAGTTGAAGATAATGAGTTCCGTAACGGAAAACAATGGGAAGAAGATCATGTTAAAGTTCTTAAGAGTAGAAAACAAGAGCCTATCGTTGTTAATGTCATTCACTCAGCTGTTGAGCAAGCTAAGGCCATGCTTACATCTAATAAGCCCCGCTTTCAATCTACTGCTAGAGAAGACTCTGACGTAAAAACAGGTAAAATATTTTCAGATTTACTTGCTTATATATGGGACTCATCTAGTGGAGATGTAGTTTTAAAGCAAGTTATTGACGATTACTATGTAAAAGGAATGGGTGTTATGATGGCATACCCTGATATGTCTACTGATTATGGCAAAGGCGAAATAATGCTTAGATCTGTAGATCCTTTAGATTTATATCTCGACCCTAGCTCAAGAGACCCTTTCTGTAGAGATTCTGCTCATATTATTGTAGGAAGAAAAGTTATGCAATCTCAACTTCTTAATGAATACAGCGACTATACTGAAACAATACTCAACGCGCAAGAGACAAGTTATTTGTCTCAACCCTCCACAACAAGGTTCGGACTTTTTAATGAGCAAGTTTCCCCTAAAGATAGGGTCTCTTCACAGCGTGGTCAATTAAATGATGATAAAGAATTAGAGGTAATAGAAAGATATACTCGTGTAAAAGTGCCTTATTATCGTGTATGGGATCAATATTCTCTAGAAGAAAAGATACTAGATGACGATACTTTAGGTGAATATCAGTTAGAGCCTTGTTTTATGATAGAAAAAATGGGAGTAGAGCAGCCTGAATATGTTACTAAAAAACCACAAGTTGCTCAATTATTTGAAATATTTAAAAGATTTGCAAAAAAAGATACGGATAAAGTTGTTCAATTACATCAAACAAAGAATCCACAAACAGGACAACCTGAGCCAGCTCCAGGATCTAGCGAAGGTAACCCTAATGCTATTCCTGGAAGCGATTATACTTTAGCTTTATTGCAGAAAAAAGATTTATTTGATTTTGATTTATTAATATTAAATACTGTAGAAGTTAAAAATGTAAGATGTATAGCATCTGTAGGTGATGAACTGCTATTTGATTATGTAAAACCTATAGAAGAGTTTCCAATAGTCACGTTTATGAATGGTCATAATAGGAATCCTTTTCCAGTATCAGATGTGAGGCTTGTAAAAGGCCTACAGCAATATATAAATAAAATTAGAAGTTTAATTATTGCACATGCATCATCTTCCACTAATGTTAAATTGCTTATTCCTAGAGGTTCTATGAATAAAAAGCAGCTAGAAGAAGATTGGGCAAAAGCAGGTACAGCTGTAATAGAGTTTGATCCAGAACTTGGACAGCCTGTAGTAGCGGGCCCAGTACCATTACCTAATGAATTATATAAAAACGAAGCAGATGCTAAGGCAGATATTGAAAGAATATTAGGTATTTATGCTATGATGCAAGGTGATGTAGGAGCTAGTCCTCAAACATATAAAGGGACTATAGCTGTGGATGAGTTTGGTCAAAGAAGAATTAAATCAAAACGAGATGATATTGAAGCTGGATTAAATCAAATGTGTAAAGTTGTTATTCAGATGATACAATGGATGTATACAGATGAAAAAGTAATTAGATTGATTAATCCAAATACAGAAGCTAAGAGAGTTGCTATAAATGAACCTCTTTATGAGCCAGTAACTGGAGATTTTCTTGGAAAATTAAATGATGTTACTGTAGGTAAATATGATGTAGTCGTTGTTTCAGGGTCTACATTACCTAATAACAGATGGGCTCGTTTTGAATATTATATGGAATTATACAAAAATGGCATTATTGATCAAGTAGAAGTATTAAAACAAACTGATGTAGCAGATTTAGAAGGAGTATTAAATAGAGCATCTAGAGAATCTAAGCTCCAAGGCCAAATTAATCAATTAACTGAACAATTGAAAAAGACTAAAGGCGATTTACAAACTGCTCAAAGAGAATCTGTGCATGATAAAAAACGTGTAGAGGTTAAAGAATTTGAAGTTAAACTGGCTAAAGCCGAAGCGAAAGCAGAAATGGCGAGTCAGTTGTTCAAAGCGAGAACCAATGACGAACTTAGTAAGTTAAAAGGACATACTAAGGAAATGGAGAAAATCGAAGATAAGCAACTACGAGACGCTCGTAAAGTCATAGGTTTGGAAGAATAGATGTTGCTGATAATAACAAACATCAAAGGAATCAATAATGGATAACATAATAAATGTTGGCAATGCTGCTGAAGGCCCAGTTAGCAACGCAGAGATACCTGTGGGTAACCCAAGTATAGACGTTGCAGCAGGAACTGGAGGATTGGCATCTCCAAGAGGGAACGAAGCAATTGCTAATGAAATGGGTGGTAGTAAAGCTGCTGGTTGGTCAAATGGCCAAACAACAGTAGTAGAGCCTCCAGCCCCTGTTGAATATCAACAGCAGGCTGAACCAAATGCTCTAGACAATCTATCACACGAAACTCCTGCGAAAGATGATCCTCGTAGATTTGAATACTGGCAAAGTCAGGCAGACAGAATGAGGGGTGAGAATCAAGACCTTAAGCAAGAAATACATGGTATAAAACAGTATCTTGCTGAAAGAGAAAATCAATCGCCCTCCAACCCACAAACTCAAGGTTCCCCTGTGCCAACAGGAAATCCTGAGACTGGATTGCAGGCTCCTGTCCAACCGACAAAACCTAGTAACTATAACGAGGTCGATGCGTTTAATGACCCTAATAGTGCTTCTTTCCAATATAGAACAGCAATGGATTCATATCGTGATGATGTGACTACATTTGTTTTAAATAGAGAAAAAGTAAGAGAAAAACAACAGTTAATGCAAGCTAGGCAACAACAAGAACATCAAGTAAATCAGCAAGCTTATAACCACGCTGTTAACAACTACGGTTGGAACAACGATCAAGCTAATGATTTTATTGAATGGTCTCGTAATCCAGCTAACGTAACTATTGACCATCTTGCTAAACTTTATGAAATGGATAAGAGAGGAATAGATCCTCGTGCACAAGTAAAGACTCAAGAAATGCGTAATCAGCAAGAGAGAGCGCAGGTACCTAGAACTACGCAAGTAGCTCCAGCTCCTACTCCTCCTCAAATAACTGATGAACAAGCATTTAGTATGGATTTACTTCAGCATAGTACAAAACCTAAATAATAAAGGAGTAGCATAACATGGCTGCAACAGAAAAAAAGTTAGGTGCGTCGGGCGTTCTTTATACGGATAGACGGGATTTTTACATCGATCCACAAGTTACTAAAGAGCTTTGGACAGATGTAAGTCCTTTTACAACTGTAATATCTAATAAAGAAACTCGACAAACCAATGATCCATTGTTCAAAATGTTTGAACATAGAAATCCATGGATCAAACAACACTTCTCAAATAACTCAGATACAGACAATATGACACCAGACGCTTCAACTGATACAACTATCACAGTAGACGGAGTTACAAACATGTCTATGGATGACAGCGCAGTTGGATACGTATGTGAGTGTTGGGATAGTACAGAATCTACTAAAAATGCGGTAGTTGTAATTAAATCAGTTACAGACGCTAATACAGTAGTGGTAGAAACATTATGGACTAGAACTGGCTCAGCGCTAGCAATGGTAAATAATGATATATTTATAGTAGTAGGTAATGCACACGGTGAGGGTAGCTCAGCTCCTGATGCGTGGGCTGATGAATTGCAGGTAGTTTGGAACTCTTGTCAGATTTTCAAAACTCCATTGCAAATCACAGGTACATTACTACAAGCTTCCTTGCGTGGCGAATCATCCGAATTAGCACGATTAAGACTGCAAAAATCTCAAGAGCATAAAATGCAAAAAGAGAGAGCATTCTTATTCGGACACAGATATGGTGGAACCAATTTAGGTGACAACTTATCTGGATCTTCTAATGACGCTTTCGCTGATGGTGGCTCAACAGATGCAGCTGGTAACTTAATCAGAACTACATACGGAATAGTTAAAGCTATTGAAGACTTCGGTACTTCATCTGGCGATGACCAAAGTGTGTTTACTGTAGATAGCTCATATGCTTATAGCAACTTTGTTGACGATATGGAAAAAGTTTTCCAATACGTTCCTGAAGTTGGTGTTAAGAGAGCTTTCTGTGGTGCTGGTGCTTTAGGT